TATACCCGATCAGGAATGCGATATTCCGCCCATCTCTGTAGAAGATAAAGTTGAGATTGTCCATATACCCGTTCGGGAATTGAAGACAACTGTCAAAAAGCGACAGAAGGTTGCAAAGAAGAAGCGCAAACTCTCTCCCGAAGAGAGGCAGAGGCGCAGCGAAGCCATGAAGGCGATTTTGGCAAGAAAGGCTGAACGAAAAGCGGGGGGCGCTGTCTAACCATTCGTGAACAACGAATCCATCTTCGACCAATCGTCGGAAAGCGCCGTTCTTTCCTGTTTCCTCCACGCACAACTTGATGAACAGAGGGAGATGCTATCTACCCTCAGAGAGGATCACTTCCATCTCTACGAGCACAAGCTAATCTTCCAGTCATTCCTTCGGGTAGTAGGTAAATCCATCCACGCCGACTACATCTCCATCAAGAGCGATCTGGACGGCAATGGAACCTTGGAGGATGCTGGTGGGGATAAAACGCTGGCAGAGATTGCTTCCTACTGCCAGAACTCCCAGAGCTGGAGAAGGTATTTTCCCCAACTTGAAGAAGCCCGTTACCGCCGCTCTCTTGAGATGTTGGCTGGCGACATGGCCCATAAAGCCAGAGACCGCGAGCTAAAGCTGGAAGAACTCAAGAACTGGTCTGAGACCAGCGTCATGCGGGCTGACTACTTGATCGATGATAGCGAGAAGCTATCGATCAAGAACGTGGTTGAAAGAGCCTTGGACAACATCGAATCCACCATGAGGGGTGAGCCGAAGATCGGTGTGCGAACAGGCTTGGTGCCAGTGGATAATCTTTTGATGTTCGGCATGAGGGGAGGGGATATGATTGTCTTGGCAGCCAGACCAGCAGTCGGAAAGACCAGTGCTGCCATGCAGATTGCCGAGCATGTCGCCTTGGACGCTCAGAAGAGGGTGCTCATCTTTTCGTTGGAGATGACCAGCGTGAGTCTCATGGAGAGGATGATTCGCAGTCGCGCCCGCGTGAGGGCTGCCGACATCTTGGCTCAGTCCATCACAAAGTATCAGAAAGAAAGCCTAGCCAATGCCTACGCCGAAGTAAGGGACAGCCATATTTTGTGTGATGACACTTCTGGCAAATCTATCGGCTACATCAAGGCTATAGCCAGAAGAGCCCACCAGAAAGAACCCTTGGATCTCATCATTATCGACTACCTCCAGTTGCTTCGCGGAGACAGCAAACGGAGCAAGGACAACCGAGTCAACGAAGTGGAAGAGATTAGCGGGGGAATTAAGGAACTTGCCAAGACTCTGCGTGTACCAGTTCTGGTACTAGCCCAGTTGAATCGCGACCCCGAAAAACGCGGAGGCAGACCCAGCCTTTCAGATCTCAAGGGATCTGGGGCTATTGAGCAGGATAGCGATATGGTCATCATCCTTCACTGCGATGAAGAGGACGCCAAGAACCACTCTCAAACCCCGACAGTCGAATTCATTGTGGCCAAGAATCGCGAGGGAGCTACGGGCATTGCTCCGATGAGCTTCAACAAAGCCATTACTCGCTTTGAGATTTTTTCCAACAGTGGTCGGGAAAACTGAGATGGGAGTCCTGCTGAACGTCAGTTGGTAGGTGGACGGAAACCGCATTGAAGCACCCACAGACTCCGCAAGCCTTTAGCTGGGCGTCATAGCTGGTCTTTCGGGCTCCCGCGATAGCGGGAAGCATTCCTGCAATGCCCTTGCACCCCCAGCATCCAGAGGTGGATATCTGATGGGGGCAAGCGGCACAGATCTTGGCTCGGCGTTCGGCCTCCTCTTGATCAACCAGTTGAAACTTTGACTGGGTGGCAAAGTTGTACATGGCTTTGACCCAGCGGACTATTTCTCCAAAGCCCAAGGTCTGCTTAACCTTGGAGCAGGGAACGCATTGTCTATGGCCCGCCAAACGCTCGCAAAGGGCATTCTCTATCTGGTGGATGAGGTCAACAGGAGGCATCCAACCCCGAATCGAAATGGCCTTCTCGCACTTCTTGACCATGTCCCAAAAATCACCACCCTCGACAGTCTCCCCAGTCACAGGACATTTGACTACCCACCCCAAAGAAGGGACATAGCTTTTGTCCTTGTAGCAAAATCTCAAGCTACTCACTGACTACCAATTCGGCCTCATAGGTATTGTTTTCAGGAATCTTCACCGACTCCAACTTGGTGGCGATATTGATCTGCACGGCGTTCTGCTGGTTGTTGCCTTCGTTAAAGTTGATAGAGGCAGCTTCGGCCAACTGTTTGATGTTCCTCATCATTCCCAAAGCCTCCATCCCATCCAGTTCTTGCGCGGCATCGGCAGCCTTGACCAACACCTTACCAGTCAGAAACTTGATAGACTTCTTCATGGTCTCAATCGAAGCCGTGATATCAGATAGCAAAGTCGGAACATCGTCATTCTCCCAAGGCGCGGGGTTTTGGTCGTTGGCTAGTCTTTCGCGACACGCCACCCAGCGTTGGGTTTCTTTCCACAGGGTAATGGTGGAAACACTAACTCCGATCTCTGAAGCAATATCAGGAACGTTGCGCCCAGAGCAAAATAGCGAGAATGCCCGTATGCATTGCATCCTCTTTTCCTTTTCCATTGTCTCCATCTTCGGAGGGGCTGGAACGAGCTTGTTTGGCCTCTCGACTTCCCAAGGATAGAGATTCTCCTGTTCGGGATTGGCTCGCCAAATTTCGGCATGTTTGTCCCACTTCTCGCTGTGGACAAATTTAGATAGCTGGGGAGGGGAGGTAAAACCAAGTTCGGTCATTATAGCCTTGTTACCCCTGCCAGCGACATAAAGTCGGAAAGCGTTTTGTTTTTTGATTCGGTTTTCTGGTAAGTCCCAGTCGATCTTGTTCTTGCGCTGTCCAGCCATCCCGATTAGTTTAGTAGAAATTTCTCAGATGGCAACAGAAGATCAGGGGATAGAAAAATACGGCAGGCTGTGGCTATCCAAAGATGGGCAGGCGATTACGCCCCTGCGTATCGAAATGGATGCGTTTCTTATGGGGCTAACCCCAGAAGAAGGGGGGCTCGGAAAATCCCGCCACTACCGAAATATCGTTTCAGCTATCTGGCCCACCTTCCAATGGCATAAGTGGGCAGAGTTAGCCGCCCAAGCCTTCTGCGCTCAAACCTTTGAGGTGGACGAGGCTTCTGGTAATAGGTTCGTCCGAAGCGTCACAGGACTAGCTGGTGGTACAGATTCTGGAAAGTCCTATGGCATGGCGGCGTTTGCGCTAGTCAATTGGTTCTGCGACCCGATCAACACGATGTGTATTGTGGTGTCTACGAGCAAGATCGACGCCAAGCAGCGTATCTGGGCTGCGCTAGTCAAGATGTATCGCGAAGCCCGAAACCTCGGAATCGCATCAGGCCGACTCATTGAGTCTATGGATATCATCAAGCTATCCGAAGAAGAGGGAGCCATCATAGATCCTCTCACAGGTGTGAGTGATGCGTCTTCTATCATGCTTCTGGCGGCTGGCGATGAGTATAAAGATGACGCCCAAAAACGACTTCAAGGTAAGAAAAATCGTCGTATCGTGTTGATTATCGACGAGTTACAGGACTGCGCGTCTTCTGTGATTACCCAAGCAATCTGGGGATTTAAGGGAGCCCAAGAACTTTATGTTGTCGGCGCGGGCAACCCCGCATCCATATTCGATCCCCATGGGAAGTTCTGCGAACCCATCAAGGGGTGGATGAGCGTGGACGAGGATACTCCGAATTGGAAAATACGGGTGGCTGGTATTGAGGGGATATGCATCCGCTTCGACTCCGAAAAAGACAATCCAAACCAAAAAGCTTTTGAGGAAGGCAAGGGACTCCGCTACCCATTCCTCCCCAAGCCCAATGATGTGGCCCTAGCCAAAAAGGAATTGGGAGAACTTAACCCCCAGTTCTGGCGGAAGTTTCGGGGCTTCTGGCCACCCGCAGATGCTGACGATTCCACGATTGTCTCAGACATCCTTCTGGCTCGCCACGGAGCCTTGGACAAGCCAATCTGGGATGGAACCCCGAAAGATATAGCAGGGGTCGATCCCAGCTACACAGAGGGCGGAGACCGCTTTGTCTTTACCCACCTCAAATATGGGAGGTTAATCTCAGGAAAGTGGGCCATAGCTGTAGAGAAACAATATGTCCTCAACAGAAGGGCTGGGTCGCAGGAGGACTTTCAGTATGAGATGATCCAACAGATTAGCGACCTGTCTATCAAATTGGGAATCCCGAACCAGTGGATAGGAGTGGATGCCTCGGCTGGTGGTATCTTCTGGTCTATCGGAGAAAGAGAACTGCTCAAGGGCTGGCATGCTGTAAGTTTTGCGGGTGCAGCCTCAGACCTTCCTGTTAGCGCCCAATACGCCATGAGGAACGAGGTCACAGGAAAACCGCAGGTTGGCAAGGAATTGTTCCACAACATGGCCAGTGAACTCTGTTTTGCCGCCCGCTACTTCTTGGAATGCGAGCAATTAAAAGGAATTACACCAGATTTGGCGTGGGAGATGACCCAGAGGAAGTATGCCAGAAGGACGAGGAAGATTATTATAGAGTCCAAAACAGACATGAAAAAGCGGATTGGAAAGTCTCCCGACTTATTTGATTCATTTGCTGTCGGCCTTTTTGTAGCCCGCAAAGTATTCGGTGCCATGGCTGGCAGTGAGGCTATTGCTGAAAAGAAACGGATCAACAAAGAGAGCTTTAAGAAACTTAAACAAACCTTGACTTTGCGAAGGCAATGGTAGAATCTAGCCTGATTTTCTATGGCGCAACTACCTATTGCTGAAGCGGACATTGTAATCTTTCAAGGGGCGACTTTTAACCAGACGCTTTTCTATGAGACTGGCGAGCCGTCAACGCCCGTCAATCTGACAACTCCGCCTTATACGGCCAAGATGCAGATCCGCTCAAAGCCCGAATCCAAAGCGGTAATCCTTGAGTTGTCTACAACCAATGGTAGAATTATTCTAAATGAAACTACGGGATCTATTCGTCTCTTTATTTCGGCCACCGACACGGCGCTTCTTTCGGTCTGTGATAAAGCCGTATATGACCTTGAGCTATACGATTCGGGTAGCACCACCACAACCCGCATTCTTCAAGGCAACGTAATCATTTCCCCAGAGGTAACCCGATGAGCAAGATCTGTATTCCCATTCCCAGTTCCAGTGTTATTGGAGTTAGCACAACCCCGATCCAGACACCCAGTGTCAACATCCTTCGGGTGGAGCCATCGCTTACTGGGTTGATCGGCGGAGCCGCCACAGACTTGGATGGGCTCAACACGGTGAGCGGAACTTACGCTGTTGGAATTGTGGTGTTTTTGGTGATCAATGGGGCTCCCGCCATATACCAGTTGACCAACGGAACGGACGCAACAAACGATCCCTTTGTGATCAGGCCCAATGATTACGCCAGCCAAACTGGAACCAAGCGGGTTTGGAAACGACTAATGTAACAATGAAAGCACTTCTCTCTCTTATTATTTCAACGGCCTTGGTTGTTTCGGGCTACGCACAAACCCGCAATGTGTTGGTGGGAACCAATAATAGCGTGGTTCAACCGACAAACTTTTGGAGCGCCGATGCCTCCAATGCCCGCACAGGGCTTGGCCTTGGGAGCGCGGCCACCAATCCCGCATCCGCATTCCAGCCATCTTCTCTTTCTCTTTCCAACCTTTCTTCCAGCAATGGTGGTTCCCTAACCAATCTTCAAGCCGCAAACATTGTTGGCACAATCTCGTCTTCCAATGTTCCAAGCGTCACGTTTACAAATATTTCTGGAACGCTGACAGTTGCCCAAGGCGGAACCTCTGCCACAAATGCGGCTAATGCCCGTCAAAATTTCGGAGCCACAGCAGTTGGCGATGCTCTTTTTACGGCCTCAAACGCCGCAGCGGCCAGAACAACAATCGGTGGAACCGATATCGGCGGAAGCATTTTTACTCTAGCCAACCCAAGTACCATAACCTTTTTAAGGGTCAACGCCGACAACACGGTATCTGCAATAGGAGCTTCAGATTTCCGCACGGCCATCGGGTTGGGCTCCTCGGCAACCAATTCTTCTGCTGCATTCCAGACAGCTTCTTCCATGTTGAATTATTTGGCGTCGAGCAATGGTTTTTATCTGGCCAACATACAGGCATCAAATATCGCTGGGGTGGTAGCCATCACCAATGGGGGGACTGGGGCAGACAATACAACCAACGCCCGCGCCAACTTGGGTCTTAGCTGGTCTGCATTAACCAACACCAACGCATCAACTTCCCTGCTCGGTTTCACTGCCAACGGCCAAGTGGTCGCCAACACCACCAACGCTCTTCATTTTACCAACGACAGCATCGCATTCAACGTTGGGGATTTGAGCGTGAGCAACGGAGCCTTTTTTTGGGGCGGACAGCCGCGATGGGCGCCAGAAGACAATAGTTTCGATTGGCCGCTGGCTTTTAATGGCTCAAATACCGCAGCCACCACCCGCACCAACCTTGGTCTTGGTTGGTCTGCCTTAACAAACACTAACTCCTCTGCATTCCAAACTGCGCTATTTGGTTCTGGAACCAACCCAGTTCTGGTTGCTACCAATGGCGAGGTGGTGAGCCCGACTAACTTCTGGCAAGCGGCTCCGATTACTACGACATTTATTGAGTCGCAACCCACAACAAATTCCTCGACCAATATTTCAGCGTCGAGACTTCTTCATATCCACAGTCTCTCCACAAACATTGTCAACGTTACAAATA